GCACGAGGCCAAAAATTACAATGCGTAACAGTATTAGAACCTGTAATCTGACCAGCAGTAGGGAGACCCATATAGTCCTGCAAAGACCCTACTGCATAACCACCTGCCGGACTTGCACACTCCGGAACAGTGTAATCAATCGAGCTATCTGGATCAGGCCAGCGCTCTCCCATAAACTTCTGCCAATTCTCCCAAACAAGGCGATTTGGCACAAAAAAGAAAAAACTATCAAGATGCATGTTATCCATAACTGGAAACAATGGCGTTGCCAAACGAGCAAACGCTGTCATCTTTAAATTAATCGTATCGCCAGGCAATACTTCATCAACAAACACCGGAATAAGATAACCGGAATCAAACGTAGTCTTATAACTACTCTGCCTATCAAACTTAGACCGCGGAATATCTGCCCGCGGAATCATAGAAAACTGATGTACGTCTACCGACTTATTACGATGCATAACTACCTCCAAAAGAATTCCGCCCCACCAAACTCACGTTTGATAGGGCGGTCGCCTAACTACTCTCTATCCTTCAGCTGCTTGCCTAGCGCGAGCTGCTTAGGGCTCTCATGCAACTCAAACTTTCCCGTAGCATCATCAAATGATCCTAACTCAAATAAATCAAAATCATCAGGATGCTGAAACACCTGATTGTCCTCAGCTCTACGGTTCACTTCATCCTGAAATGACCGAATCGCAACACCTACCGCTGGAAGAAAAAACGGACGACCGTAAGCCTCAGCGGCCCGGTCACGAATAGAACAAACTATCATCTTCATACATTCCTCACGTCAAAGTACGTTTAAGAGATCGAAGTCTGGCTTGCGCCACCTTCTCCTTTACTGCCAAACGCTCGTCAGTGTTATCCTCAAAACGCTCACGAACTCTACACTCCCGTTGAAACTCTATCACTTCAAAGTCCTCCGGGTGATCGACCTTAAACTTCTTATCATAAAACCGAGGAGGTCGAACCTTCTTGCCGTTCACCACCACAAAATCATCAGGGTAAACGTCATCCTTCCACTGCTTGTACCAATCATACCCGATTCCGGGCTTTAACGACATCTTCGTAAACTCAGGTCGGCGCACCGTAATCTCGCCAGTGTCCTCATTCACTCGCTCATAATGCTCGTCCTGATGCTTACCGTTCACTTTCTTCATGATATACCGAGCTACATACGCAGCTGACTGAAAATTCACATCTCCTATCGAACTATAACCATAAGGCCAAAGAGACTCAAGCTTAGGAGACCTATAAAGATTAGAACCACTGCCAGTACGTTTAAAAAAAACCTTATCAGTAAAGTCATAGTTAAACAAACAAGCATGAAAATGAGGTCTACCAAGCTGCTCTCCGTACTCTCCGGCCATATAAAACCGAACTCGGGTGCCTACGGCCTTCCGCAAACGCTTCATAAACTTCTGGAAGTGATCGTAATGCAACGAGCCATCCTCCGGTAAATTCTCATCATTGTATGTCAGCGTAATAAAACAATTTCGCTCGTACAAACTCGCCTCATGCAAACAACGAATAGCCCATTGACGAGATCTATCAAGACGGCATCCTATACACCGGCCACACGGTAAATCAATAGCATCAAAACTAACAGGAATTAAATCCCTTTTTAGAATAAAAACGAACGGCTTACCCGTTTTAGGATTTAATAAATGAGGCTTAGAAATAGCCCCTTTGAGGGGAAAAAAACAAGCCATAGTCGCTGGCGCCGACTACGGCTTAAAGACGAATACCGCCGCGCTTAGGACGGGCCGAACCCACGTTCACCTTATCGAACGTATCGGCCGTACGGGAAAAATTCCGCTTATCATGAGCGGGATTTCCCACCTTGCGAGGACGGTTATTCGGGTCCAAAGAAACATGACGTTTCCGCATACCCTAACCTTTCCTTTCAGCTTCCGCAATTCGCAAACCCACACGGCCCCCCAGGGCCACAGGGTTATTGCGAGAAATAAAATCAACAGCGTGGGACGCACTCTTACCGCCCCACGCAAAAACATCGGAAATACCTTTCCGAATAACATTCCCAAAATCCAACAGCTTCGTCTGCTCGGCTTGCCGCGCAGAACTCGCCAAATTCAAAACCTGTTTCGTCTGCTCCGTCTTGGCCAATTGCCCCGCCAAAGCGATCTCAGACGCGGCCTTAGCCGTAGAAACAGCCAATTCGCCCCTACTAGGGGCTACAGAATGAATAGTCGGCATAGCACCAGTGGGCGTCGAAGCGCCCTTATTCGCCGACAAAATAGGGTTAAGACCAGCGGCGCGTAAATCAGCGACCTCGCGCTGATGCGCCGAACTGGACATACCCTCCTGCCACGCTCTATCTTCTCGCGCCTGCTCAATGCTCATTTCATTTGCACGCTCCTGCGACTTCGCAGAAGAATGAGAACCTATCGCCGAACCGGCGAGATTAACACCAGCGGCAATTAAAGCCATAGTGAACGGGTCCACTAACAGGGAGGAACTGGAGGGAGAGGGAGACCGACTAAAAGATGCGCCACACCGTTAAGCGCATCGGTCAAATAAATCAACAACTGTGGCAAAATCGGAATAAATTCCATAATATTAGAAATGATCTATCAGACCCGGCACGGAATAAACCGGCATCGGGCGCACACAGCGCAGTTTAATAAAACTGTCCATAATAAAATGCGGCTCATTCGTCACCGCGATAATCCTGTCCATAGGCGGATTTTCGACAATAAAGGTTGCCGACAAAGTAGGAGCCGACGCAAATTCTTGCGACAAATGCCACACATCAAGCGTCTGTGCATACGTCGAACGTAACTTACCCGTTATCTTCGACGGAAAATAACGATACTCAGCCCAGCGCTCTTGATAACCAAACACCGCGAGATCATTATCGCCGTCACCGGCGAAGATCTCCCGGCGTACAACGGCCTGCTCGCCCAAATGCGCGAGAGCAGGCCAATAATAATCCCACCGAGAACGGCGGGAAAACATCCGGTTTACGCCCTGCTGATACGTCAAATCAGCGCGTACCATACAAAGACCGATAATAACCGAGTGTTCAGTAAAGGACTTTGAAAAGCCCTCTCGCCCTGCAACCGCCGTACCAATAGCCGCAAGATTACCCTGCGGAGTAGGCGTCTCAGTATTCGCTGGCGCGTTCTGCGGCACAGGCGAAATAATAACGGGCGAACTGTTACCACCCAAAAACTCCGGACGCTGTAAACGCGCATCCGGAGACGTGACCCCAAAATGAGACTTTAATATCTCGGTATACCGAGTACCACCACGAGCATCACGCTCATACAACCGCTGGATCTGAAACGCTTGGCGTAAAGAATTAATCGTCGAAGCAGTAGCGGCTGATAAATCCGCACGAATATTCGGAAAACCCGCATTATTCGGGTCCTCCTCAACGCGGAAAATACGATACGCCGCATCCTCAGATATACGCTCCGAAGAAGCGTAAGTAACGGCACCCGTGCCGTCCGTTTCACGCGCCGTCTGATCTACATCGTTATAATCCGCATCGGCTTTACCGATGCCAATAACCGGCGCAGTATCACCAAGCGGCAATTCAACACCCGGCCCCTTTTGGGGCCAGGGCAAGCACGAAGTAAAATAATCGTGCCTCTTACCACGACGCAGAAGAACATAATCGGCCGACGCGTCAGGACCGTCGTCCTTATCAACAACAACGCTGTCCTGCAAATTCTGATCTCGGAACCATTCATTCCAAATCAGATTATACGCACGGCCATGAAAATTGACGATAGGACAGCTGTCAACGGCCAACGTAACACCCGTCGGCAGACCAAAATAATCATACAACGACCCTACCGCACAAGTAAAAGACCCCTCCTGACTTTCAACGTAAGGGGTCTCATAATCCGTACTGTCATCCGGGTCAACCTGCTCACCGCAAAACTTTTGGAAATTATTCCAAAGTAAACGTAGCGGTACAGCAAAATAAAACGTATCTAAAAAAAGGTTATCCATTACCGGCACAATAGGAGTCGCCAAACGCGCAAAAACTGTCGCGTTCATATTGAACGTATCACCCGGCAACGCCTCATCCACATAAAACGGAATGAGATAACCAGCATCAAACGTCGTCTTATACGAATGAGTCCGGTCAAAAACAGATCTCGGAACGTTCACCATAGGAACTTCCGAAAACCGATGAACCGAATTCGAAGGCATCTTCACGACGTTAAAACCTCGCTTTACCTGCGTCCATAGTCTTTGGTGTCACTCAGCACATTTACATCGAGTATATATATATGTGCTTACCCGGTCACAGGCGACATAGCCGCAGAACCGGGATTACCGGCAGGAGCCGGCGACGCCGCCGGCACAGCCGGCGCCGTCCCTGAAACAGCCGCGGTCTCAGACCCCGGCTTCGGATCGAGCATACCAAGCTCGACCAAACGCTTGCGCTTCACTTCATCTGTCTTAGACTTATCGATGAAGTCCAACAAAACCACCGGTGAATTCTGAAACTCTTGACGAACCTTAGACGGCAACTTACCAAACCAGTTATTAGCCGCCAAAATCTTATTCTGAACATCAAGAAAATCACCGGCCTTAGTAAAATCGCCGAACATCGGCTTACGAGAAACAGCAAGGGAGGGATCGACCAGAAAACCGGTCTTAGCATACTTCGCCATGATAACATTGATATCCGCGTCTTTCGCAAACGACTGTAACGTCCGAGACCTACCGGCTTCACCTAAAAATTCAACAGCCGGAACACGCTCGAACTGATAACGATTACCGAGACGCTTAATCATGGCTTAAAAGTAACAAACAACCCTT